CCACTTTCTTCTACGGTATCCAAGAGACTAGTTTCATTTGTACTGGTCTCGTTGGCGGTTCCGTTATCTGTTTCGTTAGCCATTTTTCCTCGAGGTGGGAACACCCGTCAACTCCTTATGCGGAAGTCCAATCGGGGTGTGCCCGTAAGTAATATTACTTCTTCTTTGCATATATACCTTTGGGTTCGCACGGTTTCTTGTAGAAGGCACACCATTTACATAAAGTCTGGGGTATCATTTCATACTGTTCTATGTCGTCCCCCCGTTTTTTCATTTCGTCGTGTATGCCCTTGATGAGTTCCTGTGCTTCTTTGATTACACCGTCGTTAATTGCGACAAAATAACAATCGTCATACCGCAACCAATCGATGCCCGCAAATTTTGGCGTGACCCCGGTTTCCTCTTTATACAGCAGTGCGTAGATTATCAGTTGTCGGTAATATGCGTCAGGCAGCCATCCACCATAACGTTTACTGGTCTTGTAATCAACGATTGATATATTACCGTCGAAATCTTTACGGATGACATCAAGGATACCCATTATTTTGTATTCCTTGTTGTGCAGTCGCATTTCGGAGAAGGTAGGCTTCAATTGTTTGAAGGCCATATCCTTTGACTTGGCGACACCCCAATCCATCAGTTCGTGCAGTTTCTTTTCGACACGGTGGCAGAAGTTAACGAGTAGGTCTATCGTTTCCCTTTCCATACGGTCTCCGTCAATGTCGGGGTTCTTCCATAACCACGGCATTTTCTTTTTACAGGCTTTCCATTTCTTATTAAATTCCAGAACAGCCCACTCTTGCGGTTCGGCGTTGCGCCATCGACTAGGATATTTAAATTCTTTTTCGAATATATCCTCAAGTATTTCGTGGACGATAGTACCCCGGAAAAGGTGGAGGGTCAATTGGTCGGGTAACTTTTCTATATACTTGTGATAAAATTGTCGGGGACACTGAAGGAAACAATTTATTTTGGACGGTGATAACCGCATATCACTAGGAGTCCATTTTGTTAAATCAACTTCTGTTGGACTAAATTCCGTATCAACGTTGACACTAAACGTGACCTCATTAGAGGCACTTTGATTTTCTGACATATTTTTAAAAGGATTAACTTTCTATTTAAAGGTTGGTATTACTATCATACGTTTAGTAGAAGAAGCATATGTTAAGGTATTTTGGTACTATATAGTACTATACTATAGAGCTATAGGGAAAAACTTTATAAGTAAATCCCACTAAGTTAAAAGTATGGCAAATGATGATTATGGTGCTATCAGTGTAATATCCGATGACGAAAAAGCCGCATTGGGTATCGGAGGTTCAAAGAAACCTGAAAATGAAGGTCTTTTTGAAACAGTTGGGAAAGCTGCCGATAAAATCGGAGAAACCTCAGTTGGTCAGAAGATAGGAGCAATCATCGGAGTTTTACTTTTAGCTTTATTGAGTGGGGGGGCCAATCTGACAATCCTTGATAATTATTTCAATGGAGAAGAAGATGGCCCACTCGGGGGATGTATGCAGACCGATGCTACTAATTATAACCCCGATGCCACATTTGATGATGGTAGTTGTAACTTCTTAGTCATTATTTATGGATGTACTAATTCCGAAGCTGAAAACTATAATAGTCAAGCAACCCACGATGATGGTAGATGTATAGTAATAAATGACAATCCCAATGGCACTGCAAACGAGACAGCTGCCATTTATGGATGTATGGATATGGAAGCTAACAATTACGATGATAAGGCTACCGAAGACGATGGTTCCTGTGATTATGAGGATGAATATGAGGAAGAGCACGGAAATCACACATCTGTGCATTTTTATCCGGGGTGGTATAACGAAGAGTTGGATAATGCATCCGTCTTCTGGGTAGACCCAGACGCTGAAGGTATATCTATTTTAACCGATATAGATACAGATTGCTATGATTATAATACAAGTGTGTTGATTTATGTAGACGTATGGCATAATGAGACCGGAGAATATTTTTACAAGGATATATATATGACGGTTAGTGGTATGGATTGGGACAGTCACTGGTTGAATTTTACTTTCGAAGAACTTAACGAGACTGAAGGTGAATGGTCAATGTGGGTAGCATTACTTGCGTGGGATGAGGAATCTGAGGATTACATATACCAGCAACAATTCGATATCCCCAGATTGAGAGTGGAGGCATTGGTATGAATAGTGATAAACCGGATGCGATAACACCAGATGGTAATTTTGCTAACTTTATGATGGTATTAGTGTGTGCTCCGGTTGTTATGGCTTGGGTAGGGTTATCTATATTTTTAGTTGCAATGGCCTTTAACCATTCAGATATAGTAGCAAATATAGAATCGTATAAATCGGTCTTATTAATTATAGGTTCACCAGCATTAGTTATTATTTATAAGGTACTGGAGTTATGGACTGCCCAGCAGAATAGTCAGATAGAGCAGACACGAAAGGGAACCTTCCGTAACGGAGACCACGAACACGGAGAAGAAGAGTTACTGGATAAACTCAAGAAACTAAAATAAAAGAATGACCGAAACATTTATATGTTAAGACAACTGTTATTTAAATGTAAGAGGTTAACCTATGACAGAAAGACATCCAAAACCAGCATTACCTACCGATAGACACGGTAATCTTATAGTTAAAGAGAAACCAAAGCCTGCTCCAGTAGTCAAAAAGATATCGACTAAAAAGAAGACGACCAAAAAGGGGAAGAAATAGATATGAATGATTTAGAAGTAGCAAAGTTAGCAGAACAAGTAGATGGACTACACGAAGTAGTAGAAGCCCTGAATGCAGGGTGCGGTTGTAATTGCAATTGCAAAAAGAGTAAGGGGAAATAAATATGGCAGAAACCAAAAAAGAATATGAAGACACTCGTGCCAAGAGAGATGATGATGATTTATTTTTAGGTGGGCGTGTAGAAACTATTAATGTCAACGCTATCGAAGATAAATCTAAATTTGTAAAATCACCAGCAACATTATCATCTGGTGGCAATTCATAAATGGCACCTAGAAAGAAAAAATTAACCAAAAAACAAAGAGTTGCTCGTAAAAAACCGGGTGGTTCCAATGTTGGTAAGTATAAAGGAGTGAAGGCCTTTGCAGGACCATCAGGGGGAGCACCAGCAGGTAGTTTTCCTATTAATACATTAAAGAGAGCTAAATCAGCTATTAAGTTAGCTCATAATGCTCCAAGACCAGCAGGAATAAAAGCAGCAGTGTATCGAAAGTATCCGGGTTTAAAACCCAAATCAAGTGGAAAGAAGAAAACAAGAAAGAAGAAGTGATGGAAGATAAAGTAGAATATTATTTACAAAGACTACGCCAACGTATAGGTGAAGCTGAATATGAACGTCACAAAGAACTTGTTCGCCTTTTGGCGAGAAATCTTACTCTTGAAGACCTGCTGTGGGAAGAAGTTTCTTTATATATTCGGGATATTAACAAGAGAACAAAGCTATTGCAGCAGAGAAACTCTATTGTTAGGGATATTCATACTGAGTTCCGTGCTCTTAATATTGAAATACCTACTCTAGTGGAAGAGAAAACTGTGAATTTTATGAACTTTTTAGGAGATTTAGATGACGACACCAGTAATGAACCAGACGAAGGAACTGAAAGCGGCTCTGACGAGTCATAATAAGTTCGATTCTCGAAATTTAGAGGTTTTCTTCGAAGAAATCCGAAAAGACGAAAAGAAGATGGAAAAACTGGTAAGAGTCTTTTGTGAAACTTACTTAATAGATGCTCAACAACGCCCTTTGCGTTTAAGACCACTTCAAATGAAGATTATAGTAATGTCGTTGACATTTCCGGAGGGAAACCCTGAAAAGCAGCGTAAACTTGCTATATTAGCCCCTAGAGGAAGTGGTAAATCGTGGGCTTTATCTGTAGCAGCTGTTATTTTTATGTTTTTTAAGCGTTTTAGGGACCTTGTTTTTATCTTAGCACCCACAGAAGACCAAGCTGCCCTGATTTTTAACTACGTATACCGTCATTTTAAGGATAACCAGTTCTTAGATAGCTTGGTTTCGAATTATAAACTACATAATAAGCCCCATATTAAAATGAAAGGAGGTACAATATTGCGTAGGGCACCTGTAGCGCCTTCAAACCAAGGACAGTCTATTCGAGGGCAGCATCCAACGCTTTTAATAGTCGATGAGTCACCATTAATAGCAGACGAATTGTTTGTCGATAATGTTGAACCGTGTATCATAGCAAATAAGGCACCGTTCATCAACCTTGGAACACCCAAGACTAAAGAGAACCATATGCATCGTTATTTGTATGACGAAAGATACGAGGATTCCTTTACTCGACTACAATATACGTGGAGAAATGCGATAGTCAAGGGAGAAGCTTACTCAGCTCCCTATGATGAAGAGGAAATGTTAACTAAAATGATGGAATGGGGAGAAGACTCCCTTCATTGGAAAACAGAATACGAATGTGAGTTCGTGGAAAGTATATCAAATGTGTTTATTCCAGAAAAATTGAGAAAATGTTTCGATGACTACACGCTCCTTACCCAAGAATCCGATGACGATGGCGGAGAGACAGGTAATAACAATACTGTCGCTGTTGACATTGGGAAGTCTGTTAATTCTACTGTTATCTCTGTATGGCGTACTGAAAAACTGGACGATGGGAATGTTGCACGACTTTTATATTTGGAAGAAATCGGGCCCAAGTCTGGAGGCCACGATATCCCTTATCAACGACAACGGATTATGTCTGTCGCTAGTAATTTTAACGCTGCTCGTGTTATTATCGATGCGACAGGTATCGGAGGTGCTATTGAACAGGAAATAAGGATGGAATGTATACCTCGAAGTATCCATTTCTTACCTTTCGTGTTCACAGGAGGACCCAGAGGAACTAAAACTTATGGTTATCGTGATTATGTATCGTTTGTGCAAAAAGGTGCTGTCAGAGTTCCGAATATCGAGATACAGGAAGGAATAGCCAAGAAATTGATGTGGAAATGGTATAGAGAGCACGTAGATTTGGAATATGTGATGGATTCTACCCAAAAAACCGAAAAAATATCAGCTCCGAGTGGAAAACACGATGACTATTGCGATAGTAGTATGCTAGGGGTCCATTCAGCCCTTTCTATGCTTCCAGCTAGTGCTACTTTAACATCTGTAACGATTAGGAAAAAGGGAACAGCAATAACACGTGGAAAAAACAGTAGAACTGGATTAGTAACCACCGGAAGGCGAATTTCAACCCCAAATAAAAGATTTATGCGTGGTTTATAAGCATAACTTTAAATATTTCTTGGTGATAGAATACGCCGACTTTTCGCTATTACGGGCAGTAATCCGGTCACTCCGGAGGATGTTCCACGTAGTTTTGGAGCAGGTGTTATAAGAAGGTTAAAACTTTCCCACTCTCAAGGAATGAGAAATTATGAACAACATATAGGAGACAATAGAACCTATATGAATGTTTATTTATCAGACCCAGTTGTGCGTTCCTTAATTGACCTTCCTTGTTTATATGCCGTGAAAGACGGTTTTGATATTGTTACAGAAGATAAGGATTTAAGAGAAGAAATAGAAGAAATGTTTGTTAAGATTAATATTGATATGACAATCTATGGTTGGCTACGTAATGCTCGAATTTTCGGTTCGGGATATTTAGAATGGACCGGAGACAACCTAGTTCTTCGTTCTTCCCAAAATATGTACGTAAAAAGGAACGAACACGGTCAAGTGATGTGGTATTACCAATCTATAGGTGCCGATAGTGAAGATGTGCGATTTGAACCTGATGAGATTGTAGAATTACAAAATAACCCATTTGACGATTATGCGTATGGACTTTCTGATATTCATACCATTTTATACTTAGTAGACCTAAAAGATTACGCAGAGCGTGATATTGGAGCAGCTTTAAACAAATATGCAGTTTCACGTTTCGATATTTCGTGTGGACTTCCAGATATGCCTTATGGTCCAGACAAGATTAACGAAATAGTCGAGACATTCAACACTTTAGAACCCGGTGAAGATATAATTCACGGAAATGATATTCAAATTAAGGATATGGAAGGCACTGACCGTGCTTTCGAATATGGTAAATATACTGATGATTTATTAGATAAAATACATATGGCACTTAAAGTACCTAGAACAATGTGGTCTAATCCAGCAGAGGCAAGACCCATTTTTGAACCTTACGTAAAATATCTACAGAAAGCTGTAGAATCTTCGATTAATTCACAACTTATGCCACAATTGGGAGATGCCCGATTTGTATTCCGCTCTTTGAATGTGGAAGATGCATTCACTAAAGCCAAGACTGATATGATATACTTATCAGAAGGAGTACTTGCATCATCCGAAGTTAGAGCAGAAAGAGGATTAGACCCTGAAGGAACTGTCGAGATTAAGCCTACTGAACCTAACGTTAATGTTAGTGGTGGAAGAAATCAAGACAAGACAGAGGAAAGTCGCAGAACAGAACAAAGACTTTCTAAGAATAAGACAGGGAATAGGAGAAAAAAGAGTAAGAACGTGAAAAAGGAAGAAGTTATAGAGGTAGTCGTATGAGTACATTAGAAAGGTGTGTATTAGAGTTGGGACCCCGATTAAAAAAGAGGGGAATATCAGACCACGACAATATGGCTCGTGGAATGTGCCTGATGTGGGCAGAAGAGAATGGTCAAGAAAAAGAATTTGGAATCACTAACACTGAAGAGACCCAAAGAAAATTTGCTTTAGATTTCAAATTAGATGTGGAGAAGATTAAAGAAGTTTCCGGTAAGAACGATTTATGGGAATTTCCAATTAAAGCTATTACATCTGGTCGTCACGACTATGAAGTTGATGGCGATGACCAGAAGGTTTTCATTGAACCTGCTATCCTTAAGGAAAGTTTGGATGCATTTAATGAATTGCCTATATATTACACTCATCAAAGAACGCCTGAAGATTTAATCGGAAAGGCAATCAATCCTCAGATTGAGGAGTTAGAAAATGGAAAGATAGCTGTGACTATGACAGCTCAAATATTTGAGCCTACAGAAAGAACAGCTGAAGTGATTGAAAAAGTTAAAGACGGTGACATCACGCACGTCAGTATAGACTGGTTTTCGAAGGATGTCGATGTTATGGGTGATTCGTATGCCACTAACATCAGGCCGGTTGAGGTCTCGTTTATTGATAACGAGATAGCAACACCCGTTTGTGGGGAATGTACGATTGACACGAAATGTGGCATACATACTGAAAGAGAATTTGCAGCCAAGGAAGATTGTGGTTGTGGAGGACAAGAGGGAAGTTGCCAATGCGCCCACGACGGCGAAGAAAAAGAGGTCGAAAATATGAGCGAGGAAGTTGTAAACACAGATTCTGATAGAATATTAGAGAGAGAGTTTGCTTCATACAAGAAACAACTCGAGGAAGTAACATCCGCCCATAAAGAGCTAGAGGATAAGTACGCAGAAGCTACCAAATCCATAGAGACCTACCAGAAAGTAGAGGAGGAAAGAACAGTTGCTGAAGCAACACGCATTAAGCACGAGCTTGTCGGTAATGTTATTTCCAAGGAACTGTTACTTGGTAGAATCAAGGAAGATGGTCAAGATACACGTACTGAAGAATTAGCTCAATGGGAAGATAATAAGCTTTCTGGATTTTTTGAAGCATTAGAGTCAATGCCGATGCCCGAAACCGAAAAGACTTTTGGTAAGGGAATCGCAAAGGATTCTGAAGACAAGGCCGTAGAGGCCGAACCCGAAGTAGAGAGAATGTTCTCTATGAATGAGGATGGGAACATCGAATACTCGGGAAGGAAGGTAAAATAAAAAGGTGATTAATTATGGCAACAGAAATTATTGTTAATGATGGTGGAGCACCAGCCCGTATTATACCATTTATTGCTGACGAAACCATAGCAGCAGGGGATTATGTAAATATGATTGGTACTGGAGAAGTACAACCTGCACAAGCTAGTGGTAACGTAGGATTAGGAGTATCGCTTACAGCGGCTACTTCTGGTAATATAGTAAATGTGGTAACGGGAAAGGGAGTTGTTCTGAAGACTTATTGTTCAGGAACAATTGCCGCAGGTGCTAGAGTATTAGTGGGAACAGCACTAATGTATTTAGAAACAGCGGATACAGCGCAAGAACTACCCCAAGCGGTAGGTACTTACGTTGATAGCGCTTTGGTTGGAGGGAGCGGTATAGCCCCTTCGTTAAAAAAGGTGGTTTTCGGATAGGTGATTTAGATGGTTACAACACAAGAAGGTCTATTAACGTCCAATAACACTGGGTCTTACGCAGCAACAGGCGGCACGGGAGAGAGGGTCCTTATCGATTATAAAGATGCATTAGTCGATTACAGGACAACTGATATTCCGGTCATTAGTTTGTTTACGGAGCGTATGACTACAGACACTGGTGGAGACATAGATATTACATTTGGTCTTCCATCGATGAATATGGAACAGATAGATGAAGGAAGCACCCCTAAGTATCAACACACTAAGATGCGCTCGGAAAGAGTTAGCGTTAAAGAGTGGGGTATTGCATTGGGTGTTACACGTAGAATGATTGAGGATTCCCGATTCAACGAAGTTGAGTTGGCCCTTAACGAAGCCCGCAGAGCGGTTGACAGGCATTTGGAGAAACACGTTGTTTATGCATTACTTGGTTTATATGACTCAGGATTGGGTACTGGACTAAGCGCAGCAAACATTGGTGTAGCTTCACTAGAAGGACCTGCAGCAGGCTCTATTACTGATTTTTCCGCTAATATATATGGCGGATTCATTGGTACTGGTGGTGCAGTAGATACCGGAAGATTGTATAACTATGGTCTTACCTCAGATGCTCAATTACAGAAGAGTCACTATGTGGCTGCTGTTTCTGGAGTTGCAGGAAAGCTGAGATTGGCTGATGTTACTAATGCAATTGAATTGATTGGTAATATGGGATACAATGCAGATACGGTTTTCATTTCACCCGCACACTATAAGTCATTATTGGACCTTGCAGATTTTACAGCAGTGTATGTTGCAAGTACTCCACGTGATGCTGGTGGTCAGATGGCTGGATTCGAGAAGACTTCTACAAATGGATTAGTTGGACAATTATATGGTCTGAATGTTTACACTAGTGCTTGGATACCTGCCAATAGGTTTGGTATCTTTGATTCTACTGTCAAACAGGTGGCTTACGTTGAAAGACGACCCCTAACAGTTGAAGAGGCAAACCCCGGTTTCGGAATTATCGGTTCTTATATGTCTATGAGATATGGACTGAAAGTTATCCGACCTGAGACTGGAGTAATTGTTATCAATATTGCATAGATAGGTCATTCCACTAAGTAGAGAGTTTAGCTCTTAGGAGCGTTGGACAGATTGGGGATTCTGTATAAAAAATCCCCACAAACTTTTTTAAGCTAGACCACATAAGTATTAATATGCCGTTTTCGAGAAGTTATTTACCGCACGGAAGAAGTAAGGTAC